AAGAAGAGGCAACAGTCAAGCCACTGACTACGCCAACTACCTGCTTGGGAACTATGGAACTGCTCGTTTCGCTATTAGTTCTTTTACTTGTATTGCTGAGGCTCAGTCATCGTTTCAGTTAGACGTAATTGGTGCTTCTAGTTCAATTATCTTGTCGGCTGGTACACAGGTTGGTGTGACTTTCCGTGGCACTACCTACCAGTGTTTGATTGAAGGTGTGAGTGTGACTGCTACCCCTGCCGGTGCTTCATACACTTATTACGTGTCAGGTGCCGACCTGAACGCTTACCTGATACTTGATAACACGACTTTCGGCAGGCTCGATTACAACAGATTAGGATACTGATTATGGCTATAAAGACTTTTACGACTGGTGAGGTGCTCACAGCGAGCGACACCAATACCTATCTAGCCAACTCTGGGCTGGTTTACATCACAGCAGGCACAGCCACAGCGCAAAACAGACTAAACATTCCATCGTGCTTCAGCGCAACATACACCAACTATCGGGTGGAAATTGACAACTTGACACACAGCACAGCCAACAACCTAATCATGCGTTTGTCAATCGGTGGCACAGATACCACAGGTTCTGCTTATTACACACAACGTTCAGAAGTAAACGCTGGCGCTATCAGTGGTGTCTCGATTACTGGCTCATCAGCGATTTTTCCGACATACGCAAACAGCGCAGCAGGTTCTTTTGTCACTTTGTCTTTTGACGTTTTCAAACCTTTTGTGGCTACTCCTACAACCGTTGCCGGTCAAGCCTCACGCATTGACTCAACCACAAACCTTTATGCAGTTTCTTTTTCAGGTTTGCAATCCGACAGCACGTCTTTTGACGGCATAAGCCTTGTAGGTAATACAGGCAACATCACCTGTGTGATGCGTGTGTATGGGTATCGCCAATCATGAAACGCCTAGCCCTGATTAGCCTGCTCGCCATTACCATCACAGCCTGTTCAGACCGTGAACGTGTCAACTGTCCAGAAATTCGCAACAAGGCTTTGGGTGCAGCAACCGTATTGGGACAAGTCGAAAACAACTTAGGAGCAAAATGCAAATGAGACCAAAACACACCAACGAAGAAATCAAAGCACGCATTGTCATGATCGTTGCATGTGGACTGACCCTTTCATTTGTTGGTTCCGTGTTCACAATTTTGTATGGACTGTTATTTGTCTCACAGCCTGTAAAAATGGCCGAATTGGATTCACAGGCAATCAACATTTTGTCCAGCATGCTTTTGACCCTTTCAGGTGGTCTTATTGGATTACTTGCAGGCAACGGCCTCAAAGACAAACCACAGGATCCACCAGCCCCATGACACGCAAATACCCCTACTATCCGGTAACCGAACCAGGCAAAGGCAAACTGCCAGGGACAGAAAAGTTTATGGATCTATGCAAACGGCGCTACCCATCATTTACCAATCTGGGCACCTGGGTGGTGCGAAACATCCGTGGAGGCAAAACCCTCAGCACACATTCCTTGGGTGTGGCTGGCGACGTGGGGTATCCCAAGACCAGAGCAGGCAGAGCACAGGCTAAAGAACTGTGGGATTGGCTGATTGAGCACTCAGAAGCCCTAGGACTGTGCGAACTGCACGACTACGCCTATGGGGACTACGGCCGTGGTTATCGCTGTTCTAGAGGCGAAGGGCAAAAAGGCGTCAAAATCTTTACAGCAACCGACAACGCAGGTTCAATCGGGGGCGCATGGCTTCACTTTGAACTTGAAATGGACTTGGCAAAAGACGCTAAAGCGCTCGAAGCAGCATGGCGAGCGTTGCCAAAACCCAACTCAGACAAGGCATAGCCAACTCTGACAGGCTCTAGGCGTGGCGTGTTTCCCTCCTGCGCCTAGGGTCGCATTCGCCACCTAGCCACATAAATCGGTAATACTTGACCAAACCCAAATCTGATAGTTCAGGCCACTAGGCCACCCGGCACCATCGGGGAACTTGGGGATTGCCAAACAAAGATTCTGCAGGTTGACAAAATTCATTATGGCTTTCACGCTATTCATCGCCCTACTCGCACCAGCACCAGCAGCTGCAAAAGAAGACTGGAATCACCCCATGCCTAAAAAGTGGTACATCAGTTTGGCGCAGTGCGAGACTGGCAATAATACGCAGCATCGCACACGATCGTATGTTTCTGCTTTTGGCATTTACCGTCGCACCTGGGACAACTGGAACCACACACCAGCGAGCCGTGCGCATCTGTTGACGTTCGCACAGCAAGCCAGAGCAGTGGACAGGATTGCTTTCAAAGGCCACACCGAGAATGGGCGCTATCGCTACCCAGTCGGGCTGTACGGTTGGGGAGCCATAAAGAACAACTGCAACGGTCTGAACGACCAACTTTGCAAATCCAACCACCCATCTGTTATAAAAATACGGCGCTGCAAATAGCGCATCGAGTCAGTGAGGGAAACAATGACACATTCAGAAGCACTACAAATCTTGGGTCACTTGGCCGTCAAGTTAGAAATGCAGATGCGTTTCGATGAGCGTGAAGCCGTCGAATACGCAATCGGCAAACTGTCAGTCGCCAAGAAGGACGACCCAAACGCACTAGCACAAATGATTCTGGACGCTGCAAAGCAAGCATCAGACCTACACGCAAAAGGTCTCATCTGATGGCCGTCAACTATCACCATGAAGACTGCTACCTGGGCAAAGAAAAGCCCGGCTTCCCGACTAGGGATTGTCGCCAGTGCGAACTGCTTGACAACATCACAGCCTGCAAAGAAACAGTTGCCAAACTGGAACACGCAGCGCAAGGCATGATGAAAACAATCAGAGAACTTGAAAAAGAATGTGACCGACTAGAAAGGCTTTACTCCAATGGCGTTCAATCTTGAAGACTACGAACCAGTAAGTAGCAGAATAAACAAGTTCTACACAGCGCACCCAGATGGGCGCATCATTACAGAACTGGTGCACTACCTAGCAGATGTGGCTGTGTTCAAAGCCGAAATCTACATCGGTGACGTACTTGTAGCGACAGGGTGGGAAGAAGAAGTCAGAAACTCAAACCACATCAACAAGGCGTCTCATTTGGCTAACGCAGAAACAGGATCTGTGGGTCGAGGATTAGCCAACTACAACCTGGCAGGCACAGACCCTTCTAAGCGTCCTAGCCGTGAAGAGATGGCCAAGGTGCAGCGTGTCGCCACAACCAGCGCCGACGGTGTCACTACAGAGCGACCTGCAAACGCCCCAAGCGATAAGCAAGTGTGGCTGTACAAGAAGTTGTTGAAGGAGGCAGGCAAGTTGCCCCCACTTGACCTGCCAAGCATGGACAAGTTCCAAGTCTCCAAAGCCATTGAAGCACTCAAAAACAATGAGCCTGAAGAAATCCCATTGCCTGAAGAGGAGCCGTTCTAATGGAAATCAGAAACTTAGAAGAAGAGCACAATTACATGTTGACATTGTTTCCCAAAACAGAAAAACGTTGGGAAATACAGCAGATAGACCCCGAAAACTATAGACGGTGGGAGCGTATTCACAAAGGTCAAATTCTTTGGGAATGTGGCGAGCGTGTTAGAAATTGTTTGTTTCGTGCTGGTGTTCGTTCTGATTATGAAATGTTGCAACAAACTCCTAGTCAATTGTTGAAGTTGACAAACTTTGGTCAAAAGTCTTTAGATTTAGTTGTTGAAATTTACGGTTTTTACGGATACCAATTGGCCGAAGACCCAAACGATTGCAAGTGTGCATGCCATGACTGACAACGGAACTTTGCGTGATCACCTAGCAGATGTAATCAACGAACGCAACGAACTACTTCGCAAGGTCGAGCTGCTTGAGGCTCGCCTTGACGTACTAACCAAACAACTGTCAGCACTGTGGAAGGTTGACAATGACTGACTTTCTCTCTTTGGTCATCATGGTGTTTGCCGTGTTCATGACTGGACTTCTACTTGGTCAGGCAGGCAAGAAATGATGCCGTACGGCTTGAACGGTGCCTGGCATTACCCAGATTGCACAGCCACAACTAACTATGACCCTGACTGTGACTGTGTAGGCAACATGGCAAAACAACTCAGCGTGCTTGTAGAGGAATGCAAAAGACTGATGCAAATCAACCGAACCCTAGAAAGCCAACTGCGCCGTGCCTCCAATGGGTGACGCATCCGAGCGTCTCTTCCAAGACAAGGTCGAGCAGATAGCCAAAATGAACGGATGGCTCATCTTCCACGCCTCCCCACACCAAGTAAGACCCGGTGTCTTTAGGTCAGACGGCAAAGGATTCCCCGACCTTTGCATGGTGCACAGGACTAGGGGTTTTATCATGGCCGAACTCAAATCCACCACTGGACGCCTCTCACATGATCAAATGATGTGGGGCGAGGCTCTACTGGCGTCAGGCATAGAACATTATGTGTGGCGACCAAACCAATTAGACCTCATCGCAGCACGACTAGGGAGGGAAGCCCAATGAGTAACAAACCGTTCTGCCCAGAGCAGTATGACGCCGATGACAACTGCAAACATGACGTCATTAGATTCTTAGAAGCCCAAACATGGGCACGCTTCGACCTAGTAGTGAACAGAGACCAGTACGGCATAGACCTAGTAGGCGAATGCAACGGCTACCAATGTGGGGTTGAAGTAGAAGTCAAACACTCATGGTCTGGGCAACACTTTCCCTTTGACAATGTGCACATTGCAGCACGCAAGGTTAAGTTCATCGAATGCAAACCGTATGTGTTCTATGTGATCGTGAACGCTGAACGCACCCAGGCGCTAATTGTGACCCCTGAAAGCCTCGACAACATCATGTTGGTCAAGAAGCCCACGGTGCATACAACATCTGAATGGTTTATGCAAGTACCACTAGACGATTGTGACCAGTACCAACTGTGAGCGCCAAATGGCTATGGGTTTATTACGGCTCGCTACTCGTGTGCGCTATTGTCGCCATCAGGTGGTTCTTCAAGGACTAACCATGACCCCACAACTGAAAGACTCACGGCCTCGTAGGGAATTGCACTCTGCAGGTGAAACACACGGAGACGTGGGTAGAGCAGTGCGCCTCATTACTTGTGATGACTTACTTGAATGGCCGTGGGGGTCAGCCACTGTGCAGCGTCCAAACGTCATAAATGCGAATGGTGTCCACTTCAACAATGTGTCCGGCAACCAAGGCAGACAAAGCCTGAACTGTGGGGAACACAAACCACAAACTCTAAGTTGTAACCGAGAACAACCGAAGCGCAGCGAGGGCGTTAGCAAGAAAGCCACAACACACAATGCCTAAACGCACAAGCAACCCTGAATACAGAAGACGCAGAGCCGAAGTGCTCGAAGGCAACCCCCTATGCCACTGGTGCAAGAAAGCGCCAGCCACCGAAGCCGATCATCTACTGCCCTACGACCTAGTCGGAGACGACACACCCATAGTCGCCAGCTGCAAACCATGCAACGCACAAAGAGGAGCGATTTACCTAGCACAAAAGAAAGCCCATGTCCAGCACCAACGCAACGAAGCACTAGGACTCCAAGACGGCAACAAAACGCCAAAACCAAAAAACCCA